AATTTATTTGAAAGGAGGCCTATCGTTATGCCTAAAAGTAACGAATTTAACTTTGGTGATTATTTCAATCTACCAAATCCGGGGTTAAGGTCCTACTTTGACAGAGTTCGAGCAGGAAATCCCGAAGAGTACCGAACTACCTTTGCCAGAGGCAGTTCTTTGGAACAAGTCCTTGCCGAGTGGATGCCCACACTTGATAAAATCGAGAACGTGTGGCCTACACTCTTGGACTTTGAAAAGGACCTCGCGAAGAAGGTCGGGCCGTTGTCAATCCAGAAACCTCTTGCAGAGAGAATGGATGACATCGACGCTTACTACGAATCTATCTCCAAAGATTCGAAACCATTGTCCAATGCTGCGATAGCGGCAGTAATTGGAGAGTGGGGTAGCAACCGCGGGCTACTACCTAGGGGTCAGAAGCGGACCGTTGATTTAATGAAGAAATCAACGAATTCTGGCTCGCCATTTTTCAGCAAACGCAGAGCAGTCCTAGCGAAGACAGTGCCTTGTACTGTATGGATGAATTCTCCTTTGTCCGTAAAGCAAAGGCTTGTCACTAACGTGTGGGATGCATGTGCTGTATTGGGTTGGCGAGGCCAGGAAGGAGGCCCTACTGATGAGGACGTGAAACAGCGTGTGGTTTGGATGTTTCCATTCGCAGTTAACGTTCAAGAGTTGCAAGTGTACCAGCCAGCTATTGAACTCGCTCAACGTTCTGAGTTGGTCCCTGCTTGGGTTAGCATGGAATCAGTCGACCGTCGGGTAACCAAGATGTTCGACACGAAAGGGGCAAAAGATCTGGTCATTTGCACGGATTTTTCTAAGTTCGACCAACACTTCAATGCTGACATGCAATCGGCGGCAAAGACCATTATGTCGCAGATTCTGGATAAGTCGTCAGACAGCCGTCGTTGGTTGGAAGAAGTATTTCCCATCAAGTATGCTATTCCTCTAGCATACGACTTCGACAAAATCCGCGAAGGGTTACATGGTATGGGATCTGGTTCCGGTGGCACAAATTTTGATGAGACCCTGACTCATCGTGCCCTGCAGTATGAAGCTGCACAGAATAAACGGAAGATGCTTAACCCGAATTCACAGTGCTTGGGTGATGATGGTATTCTCACCTATCCAGGCATCACTGTGGAAGATGTAATGCAATCGTATACGGCTCACGGGCAAGAAATGAATCAGGATAAGCAGTATGCGAGCACACAAGACTGCACATATTTGCGGAGGTGGCATCACCGCGACTATCGAGTAGACGGCGTATGTGTAGGTGTTTATGCGACTTGTCGCGCTTTAGGCAGGTTGTGTGAACAAGAACGCTATTATGATCCAGAAATTTGGGGGCCTAAGATGGTTGCTCTGCGGCAGTTGTCTATTATAGAGAACTGTAAGTACCATCCTCTCCGTGAGGAGTTTGTTGACTTCTGCATGAAAAGGGATAAATATAGGCTCGGAATTGATATCCCAGGATTCCTTGACAATATCTCTAAGATAGCGTCAGAATCTATTGAACTCATGCCGGACTTTCTTGGTTATACAAAGTCTCTTTCGATGCCCGCGAAAGACGCTGGTATTGGCCAGTGGTGGGTAGTTAACTACCTTAAGTCTAAAGCGTAAGTTTAAGATGGTGCAGTAAACCATTGACTCC